TTGTACGGCAGCTGGGCAGTTTCAAACCCGGTGTGTGCCAATCGGCTGATTTCCCCCTGGTCCAGAAATCGTCTGTTTTTGTATAGTGAATGTCTGTGAGTAGAGACCAGGCCAGAGTCCACCAACCTGTACACGCTAGACATCGAAATATTCAACTGTGTGGCAGCCTGTTTGAAGGTGATGAACCCAGACTCCTGAAGGGTCCTGTTGCGTACCGGGGTCATCACATTAGTCATTGCGCCTCCAGGACTCATAGACGCGCCCGGATTCCAACATGGCTGTGGCAAATTTCTGATTCTGTTTTAGGACCTCATATAGTCGGTCAAAGTTTTTGACATCCGCCCGGAAGATTGCAAGTTCACTGGATTTGGCATCAACCTCCGCGCTGACCTGTTGGTATTTGTCATCACTCTCCTGGGCCTGTCTGAGTTGGGCATCTCGCTCCGCCTGGTTTTTCCCATCTACCGTGAGCCGCAGGTCATCACTAATTGATGTCAGTTTGTTTTTCAATTCGGCTGATTCACCCAGGACACTCATATATCCCTCATCAACCAAGGTCATCATGTGCATCACATCAACCTGTTTTTGTTCGGTTGCTGCGTACCAGGTGACCGGGTCACCGAACTCAGACAACTGTGGGTGTGCCAGTATGGTGTCCTTCTCGGCTTGCTCCCACATCGCCAGGCGCGTGGTTTTGTGTTCATCACTCACTAGGAAACTCCTTCAATAATTCTTTGACCATTGAGGTCAGGCCATCATGTTCATTCCGCAGATATGCGAACTTATCCACAAACTCATATGCCTCCAGGTAATTGGGGCAATCGGTACCAGGGAACATCTCCACGTTCCCGGTCTCCAGGTTTTTCACAAAGAATTGGCCGTTTTTGTGGTACCAGTTCAGTTCATACATTGGGCCGTTTTCCCACCTGGTCCAGGTCATGCCCAGGGGTAGGGGGCTGGGGCCATCGCCCCAGAGTTCGTCATCATTCACCAGGATGACACTGTCATGTTGCCGGGTGGTACTTTCGAGATTTCCAAACTGCCATGGTTCGCCCATGATTGCGTTTTCTAAGTCTTGAATTTCTAACTGTGTTTGTCTTACTAATTTCTCCAGCCCTTGCAACTGCTTTGAAAGCTGCGCCAAGTGCCTTGTTATTTCTTGTGGTTGGTAACCCAAATTCCCAGATGTCATCAGCGGTGAACTCCTCATGCGTTTTGGCAACTTCTCTGATTGCATTGATGGCCTGGTCCATCCATTCCGGGTCTGCATTACGCCCGGACCGTTCAATGGCTTCTTCCACCACATCCAGCCCCTGGGGTTGACCAGGTAGTGTGAACAATGGGCGCATCATCTGAGTGACTCCACCCAGTCAAGGATTTTCCTGCCCGTAAATATGCGCCTTCCCCTGGCGCGTCCTGTAACCGAACCGCTAGGGAATCCGTAGTGTTCCATCCAGTCCAGGGCGGTCACATTGCTGATTCCAAACATTTCCTGGATTTCATCGAAAAAATAAATACGGTGAGGGTCTACTGCCTCACCAAGTTTGTATTTCCAGTCCTCAGTTTCAGTTGATTGCTGGTTTGTTTCAGTTGTCATCTCTAATCCTTCAACACGCTTCATGAGACTTTATGAGAATTAATTTACATGATGCTGTCAAACCAAAACTGGTGACCCGATATACACCAGATGTATATTTAGTAATCCTAGTCAGGATTTAGTTGACTTAATGTGGTTTAATTAAAGAAAGTGCAAAATGGAAAGGAGCATTTATGACACTTAAACCACGGAAGGGAGAATCTGTGTGGTCTGCTACGTACCTGGCTAGGTTACGAGGCCACCGGATGAGATTGCGTAGAAGGCTCCTGGGACTATCCCAGGCAAACGTGACCGCCATGCTTCCAGATGTAACAGAAGGCAATCCAAATGTGATTGGCCGTATTGAATCGGGTGATGTGGCTTGTACCGCTGACAGGATGCTGGCTGTGGCCAAAATCCTCAGGGTGCCATTTGCCTGGTTCTACAAAACGGATGAGTGGACTGATGTTGAGGAGGAAAATGACCCATACCTCAACAAAGGCCTCATGTATGTCCAAATACTCGGCACCCAACGAGTCAAGCGCCTGACCGGGGCGATTGAGTCAGAGGGTGAGGATATGGAAACTGTTGCAGAAATACTGGATGTAATGGTCAAAAAAGAAATTTTAGCGAAGGGAATAAACCATGAAGGAACACTCCTCATACACACAAAAGCCAGACTGGGGCAGTCGCTGGCTAGACAGTGATTCAGACTTTGGCCTAAGGAGGCCAGACAATCCCTGGGACCCGGCACTGTACACGCCAGATTCTGGGACTGACCTCAAGGAACTCCAGGGAATGACGGCACAGGAAATGCTGGATGACCCCTGGACGGTGGGGCGGCTCACCCGGTTCACTCCTGCTGCACTAGGTAATGCACTAGGAATCCACTTTGTTGTGACTAACACAGAGTCACTCACCTTCGGCTGGGTGAGTGGTGACAATGATGCCCCGCATGTTTGGATGCCTGGGTCTGGGTTCTCACCAGAGATTGTGAAGTCCTCATCAAACGCGCTGCTGCATTATCTGTTTACACACCTGGCGCTGCTCTCAGACTGGTGTGGCTGCTGTGATGGTTCAGAGGTCTACCTGCACCCATGCAGTGTGACTGGTCTGACTCACCGGATGTCCAAGAATTATTGGAAAACTGGATTTCTTCCAAATCACTTTTTTGAGGCAACTGTCTGGGCCAGGATATTTATGCGAACCAATCGGCTATATCAGGAACCAATGCAGGCGATAGTTATAGACCAGGACAGAAAGCATGATTTTTGGATGCCTGATTTCCGGGGTGTGGGTGAAACCAGGAGAACTGAACTGCTTTGGAAAAATACTGGTTACCAGAAATCTCTCCTGGCCAGGATACAGTCCCCGATGAAGGGAGGCCGCTGATGAGTGTTAAACGCACCAGGACAAAAACCTGTGAGGCCCCGGACTGCGGTGTCACAATCGACAGTTCCAAAACCGGGCATTACCGCTGGGGCAATACTGCTGGCACTGTACGCCATGGGAGTGTTGACCAGGGGAGAAGGCGAATAGGCACCGGGGATGATTCATTCATTGCCAGGTTCTATGTGTGCTCCAAAAAGTGCTACACCTCCCGGTTGGCTCAATTGGAATCTGGGGTGAATGTTCACTCCAAGAATACATTTGCCGGGTTTGTGGCTGAACCGTCAGAAACCGCCCCAGGAGGGGTCTGGTGGACCGATGACATGCCCAAAGGTAAGAACGGCCAAAAGGTGGATGATTCAGCCCTGACGATTCGCAAGGCTAAAGCCAGGCATTGGGCCACAGTGCTGGGTGACACAAAGTTCAATGATTTGAATGCCAGGGATATGATTGCTGACCAGGACCAAATGGTGGCAAACAATCGCAGCGCCAGCACCATCAACCAATACAGAAAAATTCTGCGGATGATTTTGCATAAGGCGGCATACAAATATGACCTGTTGGAACCCCGGCTATTTGTGAAGTGGTTTGAGGGTGACAGTCCCCTGGTTCCTGTTCTGAAGGATTTGGACACTGAGGTGGTCCAGGATTCCTATGAACCCAGGGACCGGGAAGAATTGACCAGGATGAAAAAGGAACGCCCAAATGAGTTTGCGTTATACCTGGCATCAAATCTGTCAGCATACTTTGGTGGTCGTAATGGTGAGATGTTCGGCTTGATGTGGGGGGACTTTTACCCCAGCATAGAAAATCCCGAATATGTCCACATCCAGCGCCAGTTGACTGAGGCTAACAAATTGAAGTTACCCAAAGGCGGCAAAAAACGCTGGGTGAAGGTTATTCATCCCCCGACAGTTGCCAGGTTCCTCCAGGAGGCCAAACAGTACCAGGAGGACCTCAAAATGGAATGGGAGTGGAACCAGAAGGGTTCATATGATGATGAGTGGCACATGCCTGAGTTCCAGGGTGAGTCTGGGCTGGTGCTCACTAGACCAGATGGCGAGGCTGTCAGACGTAAAGCTGTCACCAATTCATTCCCTGACGAAATGGAACGGCTGGGAATTACCTGGAGAAGGCGAGTGGGCACGAAGGAGGGCCATGCTATTTATGATGAGGCCACGCCAGTTTTTCATGGGTTGAGGTATACCTATGTCACAGACCTCACATATGACTACCAGGTCCCTGTGGAGATTGTCCAACAGTTTGCTGGTCACTCCCACAAAACAATGACCAGGAAGTATATTGACCACTCCAGGGGACTGCCCGGGCAGCTACCTCCAGAGTTGGTTGAACGTATCAACCAGCCCCACTTTGGACAGGAGGCCGCTGGTGCATGAATCCAATTCTCTTAACTGTCACACTAAGTGTCACAAACTACTTGAATTGGTCTTAATTGACCTTAAATTACTTAACATCTGGTCAGTGTTAAATCAAACACTTTTAATTCCGAATCCCTTGCTATTACTGCAAAAGCCAGTGATACCAACAGATTCAACCCCAAGGGTTGCAATACTCCGTGGGGTCACCATCTATTTCCCGTGGGGTCACCAAAAAACCCCGATATGTCGGGTTTTAGTGGGGAATTAAAAGAAGGTTAGGGGATGTCTGGGCTTATCTGTCACACTAAATGTCACAAATAAACTCAGATATCCTTTGACTACCTAACCTAGCTTCAATCTTCTTCAGCAAGGAAATCAGTTGGGAACCCAGGGCTGCCTGGTTCCAGTGCCGTCATATGGCCTGGCAAACCCGGCATCAATCATCATTTCATTCACGTCCTGGCCGTCCGCATAAACCCGCCCAATGAGTCTGCCGAACTTCCCGCGCTTCCTGGAGGTAAAGGATATGACCTCAGCCTCCTCCAGGATGTTGTGGAGATAATCCCGGGCCTGGTATGCCAGGTTCTTCTCATACGGTGCTGAACCCCGAATCTCCGGAGTATTGATTCCCTCCATGCGGATGGATTGATTTGCTAAATTCACTTCCATGCCTAATTCCAACATTTTGACCTTTATGGTGTCTCCGTCATATACCCGGATATTTTCCATTTTCAGTCTGTAGGTGAATGGCTCACTCATCATGTTCCTCCTGGTCTGAGTCCAGCTGACAGGGGCACTGCTCCCAATATTCTTCCTCACACACTGGACACTGCCTCACAAAATTATTCTTCCTTGTCATCCTTCGCTGATTGGCTCTTCCTGTAACTGCTTAAAATTTCATCCATGCCTTTTGCAACAATGGTGGTCATAATCGAATCAGTGACCTCACGGTCACGAGAGACCCAAGAGGAGGGGTTCCATATTTCCAACCAGGCTGGGGTCTGTCGATGCTTCAAAAATTATTTTTGCGCCTTTTATGATTTCGGTTCACCCCGAAGGGTCAACCTAAACCGAGCCAGGTAATTACAATCGGGCCGAACAGAAATAACAGGATTATTTCATGGCCGCTGATAGTTGTACTGGATTCAGATTTAGGTTTCTTCCCATCTTCTGGTTTTGTTTTGGTTTCATCTTCGGTCATTATTTCTCACCTCCCTTCCACCTGTGCTGCCAGGTTTACAGGACCAACGTTTGAAACTCTGGTCCGATGCTTTCCAGATTTGATATGCAATTTCTGCATTCAGCACTGGGTCGAATAGGTCCACCCCCTGGGTGAGTTCAGGCCAGGATGGTTTGTGGATTTGAAATAGGCCGATACTGTCGCCCTGGTCTCCTACTGCATCCGGGTTCAGGGTGGATTCACAAAATGCCAGGGCATACAACTTCTGTTGGAATGTGATGTCATACATCCAGGCATCACTCTCTGGGTCATAGTAGGAACTCACTATGTAAGGCCGCCACCCGGTTTCTGCCAGGACAATCATGAGTTCCCAATATGTGAGCATCACCACCTCCCTGGAATGTGCCTGGGTGGTGACATGAACATCCGGGAGGACCCGGGCACCAAATACCTGGGAATAATCAGGCGTTGGTTCCTGGATAACTTCCCGGGTAGCTGTCGCCTCAACCTGGATGACCACTGGAACCTCCCTGGTAATCACAATTTCAGATGGTGTGGGAGTTGGTGCCAGGAGAAACCAACCCAGGACACCCAGGAACAGAGTTGCCACCAGCAGACCCCTTCCCATTAGCGGATATGGATTTTTGACTCAGTTACATTCACCACACTCATGGATGACGTTTTCACCGTGTTGGCTATGTTCAGGTCAGGGGTTTGGATTCCGTCCCCAGACCCAAAGCGCCCGGATAGCGTCAATTTGCCCGCCTTTATGTAATCCAGGACTATTGGGAATCCATGCGATTTCACAGATATGATGCTCAATTTGCGGCAAAAGGCATCTGGCCCGGAGATGATTATGCGGTCAAATGTTGAATCTTTTATGGACGGGACCGAATAGGCCCCCCTCAAACTCTGGACCTCTATATCTGCCACATCACTCAATGTGGCGTGAATACTGGTTCCATCCGCCTGGGAATCATGCACTAATATCTCAAAAAACTCACTATTGCTGATTGTGATTTTGGTACCACTCAGCGATTGGATGTAGACCTCATCACACTCCAGGTATTTTGTGTTGGTGGCAGTCCCGGAAATCTTGATGCTTTCGGTGATGCCCTGGGTACCAGCAGGGGCACCCACATCCAGGTTTTCCAGGGTGATGTCACCAGCCCGGCCTGTCAGTGTCAGTGCCAGGGTCATGCTGGCCACTTCACGCTCCTCCAGGGTGGTCTCATCATGGAATGTATCTTCCCAGGCAATACCACCATTGAGGGTGTCATCAGATGACAGGTGCTGGGTGGTGTACAGGCCAGGCTGTGGGAATGAGGGGGCACCTTTAACCCCGGACACTCCAAACGCCATTGCGAACACACCAACACCAATGGAAACCACAATTGCACTTGCCAGGATTTTTCCCGCGCTCCCTGGAATGCGTATTTTGTCCAGGCCCAACTCCATCCGGGGAAGTGTCAGACTCGGAGACCATTTACCAATCCGGGGGAGGGTGACATCCAGGCTGGGAATCGTGATGGTTGGCCATCTGATGCCCTTTAGTTTTATTCCTGGCACATAAAATGTTTTGCTCAGTAATTCTTTAAGTTTTCTCATTGGTTATTTCCTAAGTGAGGATGTTGCCTGAGCCATCACCCTTTTTTGTAGCAACATATGATTTGAGAACTGACAGGACCGCAGCCACACCAGCTGCTGCCCCGGCTTTGAACACATCTGCATCCATTCCAACCATTGGCCCGGCTGTCACTATCGCCAGGAAGGATTGGGCAAAGGTCATTAGGCAGCGTTCGCCTAAATCGGAAAGTGCTTTTTTATCTGTGAGCATAATTTTGACTCCTAACTATTCAAGTCATATACATCACACCTTAGATACCAAATGCCCAGGACGTAAATAACATTTTTCGGAGTCATACACCCCAGGGATACATACCTGGATGATTTGTCCAGGTGATTTGATGCCAATTCATGCCAACCAGGGTGAAAATCAGTGAAAATGGCGGATTAGGGCGAAAATGACCGATTTGCTGAAAAATAACGGCCTCAGAACGCCCATAGGGGCGACTTTAGGGGTCAAGCTGTGTGTTTGTACCTGTGGGAACATCGCTGCTGCCAGCGTTTACAGGGCGCGATTACTCAAAACCCGGGTTTTAGTCCTCAGTGATGCCCTGGATGTCATCCAGCACTGCCATCAACATCTGCTGGGCACCATCAATCTGGGCCATCGCGGTGTTTATTCGCCCGGCATAATCGTCCCCGGGTTCCTCACCTGGTTCCTGGTCAGTACCAGGGGATTTGTCCAGGGTGTAATTCAGCACCGAAGTCATGCCCTTTGATTTTTGGCACCATCTATTATTTGGACCGGATGTGATGCCCCAATGTAAGTGAGGCCCAGTACTAATCCCGGTACTTCCGACCTGGCCCAACACATCCCCGGTGACCACATCCTGGTTTTCCTCCAGGTCTGGTTTTTCAACGAAGTGACCCATGATGGTATATGCCAGGACATCACCGTCCTGGTCTTTAATTGCCCCAATGATTCCATTGCCGAATATCTCAGCAAAATTCTTCTTCCAGGAGTCCATGCCTTCCCAGAACACTGAGTCAATGGTCATGTTGCAGGGCGCTCTCACATCAGTCCCTTGGGCAGCCGCGACATCCACACCAGAATGCCCACTGCTGTGAGCAGCAATATCCCGAACACCAAACCTAGAAGTGATAGGACCTTCAACGGGGTAGCCCACATAATTGTCACCTTCCTCAGTTCCCTGAAACTTGATACTCATTTTCTGTTCCTCCTATCAATGACCCAATCAGTCACCACTACAATCACCACCAGGACCATAAACAACTCAACCAGGGTTGCTGTCCTCAACATCAGTCTCCGGGTCGGGAATAATCTGTGTCCAGGTAGAACGAAGCGCCCAGAGAATTTCCGCGACCCTGTCGAGCTTCAAATTTATTTCGTCGATTTGTTCTTGGATGTTATCGGACATGATTACCGCCGCTTCAGATTCGATTCGTAGGTTTGCATGATGTAGCGGGTCGGGTCGCCTTGCGTTCCGAGTTGGTACATTTCAGCGGTCACATCCTCGATGACTGAGTGCATCGAATTATTATGATTCGGTGATTCCCAACTCTGGGACGTACCATCCTTGTCTGTCTCAGTGACCGCCAGTTTGAACTGGTCAATGGCGACCGTATCGGTGTCCTTGAATATGAACGCTATAAGTCCATTCTCTTTAACCACTAATTTCATGTTATTTGGCTCCTAACTGCCATCAATCGGTCCACGATTTGGTCGTATCACCGACGCCAGACACAAGCAGATTTGTCGCTGTGATGGCTTTCCCGACTTTTTTCCATTGATTGCCGACTGTCGCTGTGGGTGCTGTCGCTGTGAGTGCTCCGTCCGCGTCCAAGTAATAGGTAGAACCGACAGTCAAGCCCGATTGGCTTTCATTAACGCCGCCAGCGTGGGTAACATTCACCGAGACGCCTGTACCTACTGTTGACTCAGCGAAGCCGAGCCACTTCTGCACGTTAGTCGCACCCATAGATGGCGTTACCGCCGCAACAGAACCCGCACTAGTAGTGTTTATTATCGTGATTAGTTTGCTACTTGACGAATCCCACGCATTTGCCTGTCCTTGATAAGCACTTGTACATTCGAGCGTAGAGTTAAAATAAGGATTACTCTCTCCCAGAGTGATGGCCTTGCCTGCGCCTAACGTGCCAGAAACAACATAGCTCCCGTACATCGCGCCAGTTCTTAACACCCATCCGCTCGACGCGTCAGTTATAAACAGCGATTGATTTCTGTAGGACTGCCATATATAGCCGCCCCATTCAATATTAGTATCTGCGTCGGCCCCTGCGTAGGTGGTCGATAGGTTCACTTCTGTCCCTATCGAATCGTCGGACATATCGACCGCGTTCATATAGATGTCACCATTAGAACCAGCAGTCCACGCGACTAAGACTTGCCCCGTAGTTGAGTCGAAAACACATTGCGTCGTATAGGCTAGCTCATCACCAATCGCCGTAAGCGTTCCGACTGTGTAGGTGCTTCCATTGAAGGCCACGGGGTAATAGTCGAAATGCTCCGATGCGTTCGCTGGTTGAAATCCGCAGAATACCTTTTCATTCGTAGAATCCCAAGCACAAATCGGAAAGTACGCATTCGTGATTGCCGATGAACTCGCGATAGCTGTTGACGCTGAAGCGGTAATCACTCGCCCACTCGTCACACTGATATATTGGATGATATAGCGGTTAGTTGTGTCGTATGTGTTCATTGTCAGGTGGAACACGTTGTTTGTCGTATCCCAACACATGCCCTGATAATCATCGGTGTTGTTCAGGTACGTGTTTTCTATCACAGTCAGAGAGCCAATTGTCACGCTCGAACCATTATAGGTAAACGCCAACCCATGCGTTGCCCCCGTATTTCCGTTTCTGAAAATCGCTAAATAGACATCGTTGTGGTCGTCATATCCAAATTCGCAGAGACTGTAATAGTGTCCTGAGCCTGACGGGTTGTAATAGTCCAGAATCTTTTGCTCGTTTGCAACGGTGACAGTTCCGCCCGACTCACTAACGAAAGCGACCCATGTGTTGTTTGAGTCGTTGCTGTTTCTGTAGGCATAACAAGTAACCGAATTCGCATCATCATAGACCGCTTTGTGGTTCATGCCGTATGCGTAGCCTGACAGTGAAACCGTTGAAGTCATAGACCACGATTGGAGGGTACTTGTAACAGTGCTCACCGTTCCGTCCGTATTTTCTATAACCATATCGCCCGCAGTGATGGACCCTGATGAGGTCATAGCGATGGAGCCGCCAGAGGCCGCACTTTCAAAAGTTGGAGCCGCGCTTGTACCATTCGCAGTTAATACCCCAGAGGCAGCCAGCGCTAATTCTTGCACCGCGCCTGAGCCGTTCGAATAGAACAGCTTCCAATTGTTCGCCGTCATTTCCGTCGCTGCGACCGTGCCCCACGCTGGAGCCGAGCCTGAAGATTTCAGAACGGTATTAGCCGAACCAATCCCTAAGCGAGCTAGTGCATTAGCGCCAGTCCCATAGACAAGGTCTCCTGCTGTAGTCACCTTTGCCGGGGCGGTTTCATCTATTGAACCTGAGGCCCCCAGGTAATTATTCCAAATGGCCGCAGTAATAACATCACCAGTACTTTTTGTGCTTCCGCCTGTCCATGCCATTTTTTATCTCCTAACTAAAATCCAAGTTTTGTTGTAGTGCCCAGGGCACCAGTTCCCAATGTCCACCAGGGGCTGCGCCCGGTTGTACTCTCCAGGGTGAATGTTGTTCTCATCACCTGGGCTGAAAAATCGTGAGCAATCCCGGAAATAAACATCTCCTGGGTGACTGTTGTGCCACCTGGTGGTGGTTCATAGCTCACTGTGATTCGGTCCCGGATTTTTCTGCTCAGTGCCTGGGTCATCAAATCTGCATTCATCCTGGGATTCAGAGTGATTCTTCTGATTCTCAGTTCTGCATCCTCAGATGCTGCCAGGTATAAATTGGCCAGGTCCTGGACATCGCTATCCGTGTTGTTATATAACCCGGTCAACGTGAATGACCTGATGCCATAGTCATCCTGGGAGGTGGTTGATTCAGCTGTCTGGGCAGTGCCACCATTCCTGGTGAGACTGATGGAATTTTTGACCAGGCTGCTGCCATACTCCATTTCAACCTCATCCACCGGGAGGGCTGAAGTGCCAAATGTTGCCTGGCTGGTATTGCTCCTGGTATTTGTTGACAATGAGTTCCTATCCTCAAACGCCACATCACCAGCTTCATCACAATAGACTGCCGCTGTGGGGCCACCTTCTGATTTTGTGACTGTCTGCAATGCCGTGAGGGCAGGGGTAGCAGTGAGAGTCTGGGCCGCCATTGTGCCCTGTCCTGCATCCAGGTCCCGGGGTAGAACTGATGCAGCGTTCAGGATTTCAGCAAACACAGTGCCTGACAGTGCAGCGGTTGTGGTAGTGGTCACATTGGTCTGGGATAAATCTTCCAGGAAGTCTGTTCCCCTGGGGGTGGCTGTGGCTTCATTGGGGAATGAATAACTGAAATCCCATTCCCTAATCGTGCCCTTCCAAATGTCATACACAGTCCCGGTTGTGGGATGCGTTGCCTTCACTCTCATCCATCGCCCGGCCTTCACCTGGGTGGCACCGTCTACATAGTATGGACTGGATGTGTAGAGTGGGTCATAGTCCCGGTCACGATTGTCCAGCACAACTGAACAGGTCCCGGCTGCGTATTCATCCAACTCCCGTTGCTTGCCCCGGTTCGTACTGATGGAACGCACATCTGCACTGACATCTGTGTATGACGTGGCAGTCCCCAGGGTACTCAACCCCAGGATGGCGGTGCCCAATTCAAACCCTGTAGAACTGGCCCCGGCTGTGAATCGGATTTCAGTGGTGATTGTTGGCATTGCCACACTCATGAGGCCACCGCCTCACTCTTAATCAAGCCCCGGTTTGCCCTGGCACTCTTGTTGATGATGTCTGCAATTTGTCTACCAATGAGGATTGGGTCACCAGCAACCAGGCCATTGATATTGACAGTCACACCGCCTGTGCGATTTGCCGGGATGACCTGCTCACCACCGTGGGCAATGATTGGCACTGCCTGGCCCCTGGGTCCCCGAACAATGCCACCTGTAGCAAATGATTGCAGCTGCAAATTTTCACCAAATTGCATGTTGGGTCTGAAAGCCTGGGTTTGCGGCCCTGCCGCCCAGGATTTATACATGGCAGTCAGTAGCTGAATATTCATGCGCTGCCTGGCATCAATCTGGGCACCACGTTTCCTGGCCAGTTCTTCTTCCTTCTCGGTAGCTTTTGCAGCGCCTTCCATTTGGGTTTCCCACATGGATTTGATGCTGGATTTTGCGCTGGCCATACTGTCATCAAAATTGTCAATGACAGGTTCAATATTTGAAAATGATTCCACCACCTTGTCAGCTGCTCTTTGGAGTCTCGGAATTTTGATTTGCAGCTGTGGAATTTCAACTTTGTTGAGTCGTTCCAGGGTCACTTTGCCACCAGTCACCGCCTTGAGTATTGGCCCCACTTTGTCAATGAACATGTTGACCAGGTTGATAACTGCGTTGATGATGTTTTCATGGATGGTGGTGACAATGGTGTGGGCCACATTAGCAATCCCCTGGGCCATAGTCTCAACAATGCCAATGATTGAGTTGGCAATCTCGCGCCATTTGTCTCTCATCAAACCAATGAGTGTGATGAGTCCAGTGATAGCCAGGAATCCAACTGATACCGGACCGAAGGCCACAGCGATTGCCAAACCAACCGCAGCAATAGCCACTTTCATTTGAGGCCCCTGGTTTTTCCAGATATTCACCAGGGCCATCACGCCGTCCTTGATGGTCATCAACCCCTTCCAGAACAGTTCCAGGAACGGTTTGGCAGCTTCAAATGCTACACCTGCCATTTCTATTGCCTGTGGGATTTTCTCCCGGAGGACCGGGATGAACTCCTGGATGGCTGGCACAACAGTGGATGCCATGAAGTCAGCCAAGGACTGGAGTGTGGGCATCAATGCAATGAGCACCTCATCCTTCACTGTTTTGAGACTGGCAGTGAGTTCTGCCTGGGTCCGCATCAATGACCCGGAACCCTCCGCATATTTGGCCTGGGCATCAGCTGACTTTTCAAATATCAGCTGCTGGGTTGCCATTGCCTTTGCCTGTTGCAGTTGTTTTCCAGTTAATTCATCCATACCCATGGACATCAACCTGGTTTTGACATCAGCCTCAGTGATTGAAATGCCCAGGGTCTTGAGTTGTTCACGCTCGCCCAGCATTGCTTTGGCCAGGATGTCTGACACTTCAGCTGCGGTTTTTGTACCGCCTGACCACTCAGCCAGGGCACCTGATAGGCCAATGGTCTCTGTGGCCATTTCTGCCGCCAGGTCCCTGGAGAATCCCATTGGGATGAGTAAGTCACCAAAGTTCGCTGCCAGGCCCTGCGCCTCCAAGGAAGTCAGCCCCATGGCGTTGGCCGTACTGTCTGCCCACTGTTGCACCAGGGGCAACTGGTCCCCAAACACAATTTGAGTTTTTTGCTGCACAGCTTCCAGGCTGGCTGCCATGCTGAACGCCTTGACACCTACAGCGCCCAGGGCGGCCCCTCCAGCAACTGAGGCAATGGCAAGCCCTTTGGCAGCTTGCTTCATGCTGCCCATGGTCTTGTTTAACCTGGACAGGCTTTTCTGGGCTGCCCCGGTTTTAGCCTTGACGATTATCTGGGCAACGTTACCTGTCGCCATCTGGCTCACCTTCAGTCACTGTTTTTACTATTTTCAACAAACTCACATCCTCATTCAGTAGTTGACTAGGGAGAACTCCATATCTCTGGCATAGCGTGTCAACCATTTTGCTCATAGATAACTCCACCGGCTCCGCTATGACACCGCCGTCAGGGGCTGCTGCGCCTCCAACGTGTTTGAACCTGGCGATGTCTGCCCTGAGCCGTTCTGAGGGTTTGAAACTGCTTCTGACCATTCAGTCAACATTGCTGTGGCCAGGGCAGGGGGTACCCTCATCATTCCGTCCGGAGTGGCTGGGATGCTGCCGTTGTGGTCCTCCAGGTTCCAGGACACCAGGATGTCCTCAGCAAACCTTTTGAATGCCTCCGCCACATTTTCCTCAATGTCTGAGAATTGGAGAAATGTGCCAATGCCCACGCTGCCCCGGCAGACAATTTCAGCCCCTTCATATTCGCCTTCAAATTGCAACACAATCTCTCTGGCAGGAATTACAAATGTCATGAGTTACCCCTAAACGGTGCCCCAGGCTGCGCTGCCGCTTGCCAGTTCCAGAGTGGCTGACCAGGTGAGTTCACCTGACTCTGACCGCTCGGTGTCATAGTTAGTGATGAGGCCCTCAAATGTGAATTTGGGATTTGATGATGTGTTTC